CGATACGCTAAAGTTGTAACACGCCCCGAATTTTACGGAAAAGTGTACGTAGCTGACTTGAATGTATTCTAAGTAAACAAAATACAAATTTAAAAAGCCTCATAGTAATATGGGGCTTTTTTGTTTTCCATGATATTTATTAAAAACTACAAGTATGAATATCCCAATTTGGCCAGGTTCAAGCTCATTTGTGCCAGGCATGACACCTTTCGGATACTATGATTCAGATCCTACTTTTCAGTCTGACGCTGATAAGGTGGCTGATTGGAGTGCAAGGAGGTTAGGGTATCCTATCATGGATGTGGAACTACAAGATGTAAACTTCTACGCAGCTTTTGAAGAAGCTGTGACTGAGTTCACAACTCAAGTAAACATGAATAATGCTTCCGACTATATACATACAGTAACTGGAGCACCGAATACAATAGACTTCAATGGTCGAGTTGTATCACCAAACTTAGGCCGCTCAATTCAAATGGCAAAGGAGTACGGTTCTGAAGCTGGCTCTGGAGGGACAGTAGATTGGAAAAAGGGGTATGTTGATCTAGCAGTGGGACAGACAGTGTATGATTTAGATACACAATGGTCAAATGTACATGAATCTGGAAGTAGGATTGAAGTAAAGAGGGTATTCCATGACTTCTCACCAGCCATCACAAGATACTTTGATCCAGCTTCAGGAACTGGAACTGGAACTCAACAGCAACTAAGTAGCTTTGGATGGGGAAATTACTCACCAGCTGTGTCATTCATGGTAATGCCACTATATTCAGATTTGCTAAGTGTCCAGGCTATCGAAATGAGTGATAAGATTAGAAGATCTAGCTTTACGTTCGAGATTAGAAACAACCAGCTTAAACTATTCCCAATTCCAAAGTTTCCAACTAGGGTTTGGTTTGAGTATATCGTCGAGAGTGAGAGACTTAATCCACTAAGAGGAGGTGTAAGTGGAAGCGTGGTTACTGATCTCAGCAGCATTCCATTTAACAGAAATGAGTACAGTAATATCAAGCATATAGGTGTGCAGTGGATACACAAGTATGCACTAGCAACTACTAAGGAGATGTTGGGGTTAATTAGAGGCAAGTATAGCACAATACCAATACCAGGAGCTGATCTGACACTAAACGGGCTAGATTTGATGACACAAGGAAGAGAGGATAAAGCAACACTAATTCTTGAGCTAACTACACTACTACTAACAATGACTAGAAAAGTGCAATTAGAAACCGAAGCTGCGATAGCACAATCACTCCAGCAGCAATTATCTAAAATTCCTCTATCAATTTATATTAGGTAATGGCATTATTTGGAAGCAGTAGAGACATAAGCTTCATACTAAAAGTGAATGGAGAATTGCTAGACAATGTAGTCCAGCAGGAGGTAGATTACTATAAGCTATATCTTCCAGAAACAAAGAGTCACGATTCGGCAAATTTATACGGAGAAGCTTCTGCACAAAAGACATACTACACACCAGTACGCTTAACGTGTTTAATAGACAGAACACAGGGTTTTCAATCAATACAAGATGATCAAATTGGTATTGATACAAACTCAAGTTATGTGTTTAGATTTCTAAGAGCAAAACTCGAGCAATTGGGATTGGTAACACAGATTGGGGATATTATTGAGGATAGGGGTAATTACTATGAGGTAGATAATACAAACGAGATACAATTCTTTGCTGGTAAAGATAGGGACTATGGTAAAAACGTAGGTGTGGATTTTGGTAGAAATATATCAATCGAGTGCTTAGCCCACTTAGCAAGAGTAACGAGACTGCAAATAAAGAAATCTAGAATCTAATGCCAAACAAAAAGACCTTACCCAAATCTCAATATGAGCTTTCTACTGGAGAAGTGGATAAGCGCTTCACTCGAGCTAATGAAGTTAGGAGAGATGATGACAAGCTGAAAGAGCTTACGATAGGTCTATATGATATTGACTACTGCATCAAATGGTATTTTGACAATGTAATTAAACCAGAAGTAAATGAGTTTGGTTCAACATTAAAGGTTCCAGTTGTCCACGGATCAGCTGAAAAATGGAAAAATACTCAGGTTGATGGGTATGAGGGATTTCATAGGGATAAAAATGGGAAGATTCAATCCCCATTAATATCATTCAAAAGAATGAGCATAACTAAGAATAAGACTCTGAGTTCTAAAGTGGACGCTAATTTCCCACAAATATATCATTCGCAGGCGATAAAGTACAACCATCAAAACCCGCATGACCAATTTAGTGTCCTTACAAACTCTAAGCCAATCAAAGCATATATAACCACAATCATCCCAGACTTTGTGGATGTGACCTACGACGTGGTAATATGGACAGACTTTGTCGAACATATGAATGGAATCGTCGAATCTATACTGTATTCAGAGGGGTCGTATTGGGGAGAGCCTAACAAATTTAAGTTTAGGACGAAAATAGACACATTCAACCACCAGACAGATCTAGTGCAAGACCAGGATAGGCTTGTGCGCACTACGTTCACAATTACAATAATGGGATACCTAGTGTCGGATGTGTTGGTGAAAAACCTAAGCAAGAAGCAGTCATCAAAAGTATTTGATACTCGACAGCTTGTAATAGATACATCTGTGGACAGTGATCCATCTGTATATCAACAAGCAGATATAGCTATAATGGGTGGAGGAGTTGTTGTTAATGAACCAACACCAATACAATCACCAACCGGCGGAAGTGGAATGGATCCACTGCTATCAGCGTACTTGAATACAAACATAGCAATACAAGCTACTAGTATAAGCATACCAGACACAGCAATCTTTACAGCAACATTCCTGGCAGCACCAGTAGGCTTGCCACCAACGAGCATAGCTAGCTTTATTTTCTTTATAAGTGGTCAGTATGTAGAACCAGCAGCACTTGAGAGTTTTGTAGATAATGGGGATGGTACTTGTACGTTGACAATAGATGTAGCAGAATTAGGATTTACACTCGTCACAGCTGATGAAATTGTAGCAATAGGAAGATTCACATAATGACACAAACCAATTTTAAACTATGAAAAAGCCAACCCTTTTAGAAATCAGAAACACCCTACTATCGGAAGGGATGATAGTGTTTGCACAACCCTTTGATATGACTTTGGGAGGCATAAGAACAAAGGACAATAAGTCAAACAAGTTTAATGACTACTTGTTTATGATATACCACGATGAAGCTGGTAAACTCTGTGGGCTTGTGGAAGCTGGCACAACTGATGCAGGATTATATTATAGACTCAAGCCAATGCGAATAGACGGCACAGCCATAATCCAGCATGGAATACAGCACAGAGGAGCATACACCTATATGGAAGTTGGTGGGCACAATGGCCAAGAAGCATTCAGACAAACATCTGATATGTTATACTGGCGAGATGCAGATAGGGATGCCTATTTGGAATTTAATGGTGAAACCCATAAGGCTGTCTTCAATACAAACGGACATGATATGGGTGATGCTGGGAATCTGGTTAATAATTGGTCAGCAGGCTGCTGGGGTGCAATTAGAAAAACAATGGACAAGTTTTATCTATTGGCAAAACTACAAATGAAACATGGGCATGGTGCAAAGTTCTCATTTGCGATGCTACACGAAAATAATTTTACTACTAAATAAGTATTAATTAATGAATAATCCAGTAGACAACTTCTGGGTACGTGTTTCGGTTCTATTAATAGCCGTCACCGCTCCGTTTATTTGTTTATTAGGAGCTGGCGAGTTACCATCATACTCAAAATACTGGGGTACCGACTATAGACCTCTCTTTATTTTTGCAAACGCGGCAACTTCTTATTTTTTATTTTCACTGAAGAATTGGCGACTTCCTGCCTTCCTCTTAATGCTAGTTACTATTTTTTCCTATGATCAATACCTATGGATTCACAATACAACAGCAATCGCCTTTTTCATCACCGCTGGATATGCTATCTCAAAGTCACAAAAATACCAATTTTATATAATTCCTTATGTCTGTACGTTGATGCTTTTGTATTTTAGTACGCTATTATGGACAGAGATAGCAGCCATACTAACTATATGTGCGTTCCATCTACATAGGTACGTTAGGTACATACAAATAAATTCAAGTAGAAATAATAGGTAAACATCATTCCTGCTTTTTGAAGAATTGAGCGATATTTATATGAAAGAAAGTTATATGGAAAAGACAGTTTTCGCAGCAGAAGAGATTGAAAAAATTAAAGAGCTTCAGGATAAGTACAACACACTAGGAGTGCAGTTGGTCCAGCTAAAGTTAGCTCAGAAGAATGCTAAAGAGTATTTGAATGGTTTAAATGACCAAGAGCTACTAATTGAACAGCATATATTTGACATAAATCAAGAAGAGAAAGATCTTGCACTACAGCTAGATGAGAAGTATGGGGAAGGTTCACTTGATCTTGAATCCGGTGAATTTACACCAAATTAACGAAAAAATAACGTTTCGAGTTATATTATGATATTTATAATAAGAACTAAACAACACATTATAACATGGCAGAAGTAGTATCACCAGGTGTATTTACAAACGAGAAGGATCTTTCGTTTTTACCTGCTGGAATCGCAGCAATTGGAGCTGCGATCGTGGGGCCGACATCAAAAGGACCTGCATTCATTCCAACCCAAGTAGAAAATTTTAATGACTTTATAGCGAAGTTCGGGGGCTTGAGTGAAGACACCTATGTACCGTACGCAGTTAAGAGTTACCTTAACAGTGCAGCTACTGTAACCGTTGTCCGTATATTACAAGAGGGTGGATATAGTGCTCAAGCAGTACATGTACTTCACACGGATGCAACACCAACTACACGATTGGTTGGGGTTATAATGCCAACAACAACATTAGGATACTCAACTACTAGAACTTACGATGAGTCCGACTTTTCCAACTGGACTGGCGAAAGTGCAACTGGTTCATTTGGATTCACATTGACAGGTTCTGGTGTACCACTTCAAACATTATCAGCATCACTAGATCCAACATCGGCAGACTCTTTGAGTAATGTGATTGGTACATCTGTAAAGGGAGGTAAAGTTGGACACTTATATACATGGTTCAACGACTTCTTAAAATCCGACTTAGGTAGGTCAGGCTCAGTGAGTTTTGTCTCCGGCTCTGATGCATCTGTAGACTATTCAAGCTCACTTTACGGAGCATATGCCCCAGCCGCAACTCCGTATATCACATCACAAACAATTGGTGGTCAAAACTTACAACTATTCAAAGCGGTATGCTTGGCAGATGGAACCGATACAAACACTTCCGTTAAGATAAGTATTATCAACACATTACTGCCAGGAGTAGATCCAGGATCTGACTATGGTTCATTTACTATCCTAGTTCGTGATTACAAAGACACCGACCAACGTCCAAGCATCCTTGAGTCATACACAAACCTTAATCTAGATCCAGATTCATCTAACTATATTAGTAGAAGAATAGGAGATCGTTCTTACTCAGTGAGTAGTGAGGGTGTGGTATCGATCAACGGAGATTATAAAAACGTATCAAAATATATCCGCATTGAAGCTGTAGATGATGTTAAGAATAAAGCAATTAGTGCAAATGTAAAACCATTTGGATTTGAAGCACTTGTTCAACCAATATCATCCAGTTATGCTTTCCCAGCATATGCATTAGAAACATCAACACCAGAGATTAATGGATCTTATAATAAAAAAGCATACTACGGTTGGGACTATTTAACTACAGATAATACAAACTGGTTAAAACCATTAGCAGCTGGTACGGTTCAGGTTGGAACTGGATTTAATTTAGATGGAGCATTTATTCACCCAAGCGCATCAAAGATCAATCCACTATCAACATTCGTCGGAGGTTCAAGTATCTCTGGTTCTACGTTCCGAGGATTGGATGTACCTAACGTACTCAAATTCAACGCACCAATGCAAGGAGGTTTTGACGGGATGGATCCAGCAATTCCAAAAGCAGTAGGAGCTAATATCACATCCACTAATTTGTTCGGAATGAACTGTTCAAGTGCAAATTCTGCAGGTGGAGTAGCTTACTTAAAAGGACTCGATGTAATCAGCAACGCTGATGAATATGATATCAACTTAATTGTAACACCAGGAGCTACAATCAGAGAGCACTCGGCTATCATCAACAAAGCTATTGAAGTAGCAGAAGATAGAGGGGATTGTTTTGTAATCGCAGATCCAATTGTACAAGGTGGTACAGTATCGGCAGCAGTAGCTGCAGTGTCCGACAGTGGAATTGATTCTAACTACGTAGCCACTTACTGGCCATGGGTTAAAATTATCGATACAGATAGGAACAAACCAGTATGGGTACCGCCAAGTGTTGTTGTACCAAGAGTAATGGCATACAATGACACAGTAGCATATGAGTGGTTTGCACCAGCAGGTCTAACTCGTGGAGGAGTATCTGAAGCTGTTGACGTAGAATTGAGATTAAATCAAGCTCAACGTAACGACTTATATGAAAACAAACTCAATGCAATCGCAACATTCCCAGGACAGGGCATCTGTATTTGGGGGCAGAAGACATTACAAGCAAAACCATCTGCTTTAGATAGAATCAACGTACGTCGTTTGTTAATCACATTGAAAAAATTCATTGCATCTTCGAGCCGCTATTTGGTATTCGAAAACAATACAACAACAACACGTCAGAAATTCATAAACATTGTGACTCCATATTTGGAAACTGTAAAATCTCGTCAAGGACTATATGCTTTCCGCGTAATTATGGATGAGTCAAATAATACACCTGATATAATTGATAGAAATATCATGTACGGACAGATTTATATACAACCAGCAAAATCAGCAGAATTTATCATAGTAGATTTCAATATACTTCCTACTGGAGCGAGTTTTGAAAACGCATAATACTTATATATAACAACACACAAAGTAAAAATGGCAAATTTAATAGACACCGACGAAATGTTTTACACACCTTACGAACCTAAGGTACAAAACAGATTTATACTAACAATGGGGGACATACCAGCATTCTTATGTAAGAAAGTATCTCGTCCAGGTATTGAGTGTGGTGAGGTGGTATTGGACCACATCAACATCATCCGCAAACTGAAAGGAAAGTGTAAGTGGAATGACATCACAGTTACAATGTACGATGCAATTGTTCCCTCTGGAGCTCAAGCAGTGATGGAATGGGTACGTGTAGCACATGAGTCCGTAACTGGACGGGATGGTTATGCCGATTTCTACAAAAAAAACATTGATATCTTTGTACTAGGACCGGTAGGTGATAAAGTTGAACACTGGAGCATAAAAGGTGCATATATCAAAACAGCAGTTTTTGGTGATATGGATTGGGCAACTGAAACACCAGTTGAGATAACACTAACATTGGGAGTTGACCTTTGTGTACTTGAGTATTAATTTTTAAATTAACTATAGCTTTAAGGATTCCACAGACACTGTCTATGGAATTTTTAATTTCTGGAAGGTTCGTTGACTTTTTATTTATAGACATACTTATAATAAAGTTACTAATTAATATCTATCTATGACAAAAGTTGTAAGCGACGAGTATCCAGGAAAAATGCTCTCAGACGAAGAAATCAAAGCCAAGTTCGTGGCTGAATCCATTAACACTGGAACCCTAGAGATCACATCATCACCATCAATTGTACCTACCGAAGTAATAGCACTACCATCAAGAGGTTATTTCTATCCCGAAGGTCACATCCTCTCAAAAGGAATTATTGAAATGAAGTATATGACTGCTAAAGAGGAGGACATCTTATCCTCAGCAAACCTAATCAAACAAGGAGTAGTAATTGATAAGCTATTACAATCGCTTATTGTTACTAAAATTAATTACAACGACCTATTGACAGTTGATAAGAATGCAATATTCATAGCAGCTCGTATATTGGCTTATGGTAAGGATTATGAGGTAGAGATTACATGTC